CCAACCCAAAACCACTACCTGTCTTTCAAAAAATACAAAAAACCATTACTTATTGTATCATAACAAGTTCTTTCTCCCAGTGATAGAAGTTTTTATTATAGTAAAGAAAGTTGTTGCAGAGAACAAAGATAGTGGGTGGGTAGGGCTGTTTGAGAGTTTAGTTGTAGAAGAGAGAACAAAGATATCTGAAAATTTTTTCCAAAAAGACAAAACTCATGTTGAAATTTGGGTAGAAAGCAGTAAAATAAAATTGATTTATGTGAGGATATTGTATCAGAACAAGTTCTTTCTTCCAGTGATAGAAGTTTTTATTTTTTGATAAATATATAGATGTTTTATAGAAAGAAATCAGATTTATTAAGGGGGTTAGGTTATGGTTGAAAGTCGTATAATGTGTTTGATAGGTTGTTGGAGAGAGGGGATGTGTTGGAGGTGGATGTGAATTGAGTGAAGCATTATTTATTAAGGTCAGATTTATTGAGTTTATTTGATGAATACATTATGCAGAAAATAAGAACAAACCTACCCAAGAAGAAAGTAGGGGGTTAAAAAAGCCTTGATGGTAGGTATGGGTGTCTTGTATAAAGTTTTTAGAGGCACAGAAAGTTCATAGTGGTAGTTAGTATAGCTGCATAATAAAAAACAGTCTCATTTACACCACAATAATTAAAAGAGTAAAGAGAAACAGGATAATATAAAAGGATATATAATTGGATAGTAAAAAATGTGTAAATAAAAAAGTGTATAGCTTATGTATGATTTATATATGACTTATATATGGGTCATATATAGGTCATAGATGAGTCATAGATGAGTCATCAAAACAAATATCAAAAAAAAACAGGAAAAGTCATCCGACTATAGTTCCTGTTTTTTTACAACTAACATCGAGGTTGTATATTGACCAGATATACAACGACCCTATAATAGTCAAAAGTTTTCAAAAAGCAAATGAAAGATTATTTCTCGTTCTCAAATTGAGAGAGTCGCTTCCAGAAATCAAAAAGGTTATAGCATTTAATGGAAAGTACTTCGTCTAGAATGTGTTCACAGTTTCTTTTAAGGAACATCATGATGAGTTCTTGAGCACTCTTAGCTCTGTAGCTCATGGACTTACCAGACATGTTTCTTTTAGATTTTTCTCTTTCAAGGAACATTACTCTGGTGTTCAGTCTGATGATTAGGTTAATAAGGTCTTCCAGTTTTGATTGTTCGAGTTTCTTTTTATTGATGATAGCCATAGGTTGTATTAGAAAATAAATTATTTAATATAATTTGAGCTATTTGGTAATGTTTTGTTAAGGAACTGTTTAAATTTATAGTTTAGTTCGTCATTAGAGCTTAGATAGGATTGACTTTCAATATTTTTTATATCTTTAATGTTATGGTGTCTAACTTTAGAATCAGCTCTACCAAAAACAGAGAAGAAGTTTGTGTGTTTGAGTTTATGTTGGTTTCAGTAAACACTTCTGATGCTGATGGATTGGTCTCCTATAAGCTGTAGTGTTTGTTTGAGTAGCTTCTTGTTGTAGATGATGGGCGTATGTAGGTTGTAGTTGATACCATCAGGGAAGAGTTTGAGACAGTTAAGTACAGCTCTTTGGTAGTTCTTGTCGTGTATGTTGTTAAGATGTTGTTTTAATGTTCAGTTGGAGTAGTAAGGGATGGTTTTTGTGGGTTTAAGTATAAAAAAATCATCATTCATGAGGATGAAGTTGTCACTTATTTGTTTTGAGTCGCAGATGATTCTTAGTTTATTAAGAACATTCTTATATGGTGTATCAAGATTATCGTTGACAGGTATATGTATAATGTTTTTGGTTCGGTTTGGGTTGTCTCAGACTATGAAGACATTGTTATGTGATAGGTTAGAAATGCTTCTGAGCGAGTATTTTAGTTCAACTCAGTTATCAAAGGCTCATTTTTCTTTAGAGAAATCTTTGTACACATATACTATGTCCATAGTTTGTTGATATATTATAATTAATTGTATGATAGAGTTGTGTATATGAAAGTCAAGTTTATTTTGAGATTAAAATAAAACCAAAACAAAGTATTGCTTTTTATGATAAAAAGGTTATATTGTATATAATTTTAGATATTAATTCATTAATAATGAGTAAAACAACTTACGAGTTTTTAGAGAACGATGCTGGTATGATTAAGACAAAGATTACACAGGAGGTTGATGTAGATTTGAGTAATACACTGAAGAACATTAGACAGACAAGGGCAGAGTACCAGAGAGCGTTGACTAATTTAGTTGATATGGCTAAGGCTATGGAGGCTTATGTTGAGCAGCACAAAGTTCAGAACGAGTTTTTGAAGCAGGTATGAGAGTTTTTGGGGGAGGATTATGTATTGCCTGAGTTGGAGGTTATGTATGATGTTAAATCTATGGAGAAAGACTTAGAGAATTTTATTAGTGATGAGAAGTTGAGAAGAAAAGAGAACCTAGAGGCAAATGTAGGTGAAGGAAAATGAGAATAGATGTATTAGAGTTGACAGAGGGTAGGATAATCTCTGTTTATACAGATAGACCGATAGATTTTGAGCCAGTGTTTTTTACCGATGGTAGAGTTAGACTGATGGTTGACTTGGAAGACTTAGAAGAGGTGTTTGTGGAGACAGATTCAGGGGTATTAAGATGAAGAGTTTATGATAATTTTGTATGTATTTACTAAAAAAACATGAAAATTCCAAAGAAAATGCATTGTATATGGGTATGACCCAACCCAGCACCAATGAAGTGGATACAGAGTCGGATAGACAAGCACCCTGATTGGGAGTATTACTTATGGGGGAACGATGATTTGAGTAATTTTGGGTGGATAAATGCTGAGGCTATAAGGTTCTATTATGCACATGGGTTTTATAATGGTGTGGCTGATGTTATGAGGTACGAGATATTGTACAAGATGTGATGAGCTATGCATGGGGCTGATAGTTTGTGCTTAAATCCTATAACAGAATTATTTGAGGATGGGTACGAGAACTATGTGGTTGACACTTCTTATAAGGATGGGCATAAGTTGGCTGAGGAGAATAGATATGCAGCAGCACCATTATATGCTTGTGTTCCTGGTAGTCCTTTAGCTAAGGAGTTGATAGATAGAATATATCGTGATAAGGAGTTGAGGCATCCTGTGGATAGTACGGGGAATAGATTGATGCAGAGGGTGTTGTCTACCACCAAACACAAATATAAGAGGCGACCGCAACATCTGTTCTTGCCTGAACACTTTAATTGATGGAAGTATACAGGGAAAGATAAGGTGTATGCTAAACATTATTGGGGTTCTACTAGAGGTACATATAATCAATGAGTTTAGAGAGTAATAAAAATATATGACACAAAAACTGTTTGAGCCGACGATAAAGCAATATATAGCATTAATGAGATTGGGGGTAATTCCTATGGAGAAGGTAGTTGATGGAAAATGGATACCTGTTCTAGATGAGGAATGAGACCCAGTATATGATACAACAACAGAGGTGTTGGGGTATGGGGGGGCTGCTGGTTGAGGGAAGTCGGTGTTGATATCCAGATTTTTGAAAGAGAGTGTAGAAAAATATCCAGGAACTAGATGGTTTTTGGCTAGAAACGAGTTGAAGAGGTTAAAACAATCTACGCTTTTAACCTTTTTTGAGACATTGACAGAAAGTTGATACGTAAAAGATGGGAAATGACCTAAATGATATACATATTTCGATATAAAAGGTCTAGTTCAGTTCAATAATGGTAGTGTTGTCCATCTTTTAGAGCTTGGTTATCAGCCAGGAGACCCACATTATGGTAGGGTTGGTTCTACCGAATACACAGGTGGTGCTATTGATGAAGCTGCAGAGGTTGATTTTGATGGTTTTGATGCAATATCTTCTCGTGTTAGATACAAATTAGAGAGTTTTTGCCACAATTGTGCATGAGAAATAGGTCAAAAAGACTTCATTAAGCAGATAGAATTTGAGAATCCTGACTTTGGGAAAGACCCAGAGGTGAAATATACAGAGGATATGAGGATATTTAAGAAGAATATCTACCTATGTCCTCACTGTAAGAAGGAGACAGCAGGGCTGACAGGTAGAGTTATCTGTTCATTTAACCCTGATAAAGGTCGAGTTTATACAAAATTCTATCGTAAGTTCAAAGAATGAAACTTACCAAGCAATTACGCTTTTATTCCAGCACTACCAGGAGATAATCCTTATCTACCACAGTCATATATACAGAGATTATATTGACTTGGTGAGGTAATGAAGCAGAGGTTGTTGTATGGAAACTTTGATTATGATGACACGCCTTGAAGATTGTTCTCTTTTGATAAGCTTTTGTGGTGGTTTGAGAAACCAACGGTTTCTGAAGACGAGAATGCCACCATTTGAGAGGATGGAGAAGGCTATAAATATAGACTAATCATAGACCCAGCAAGAGAATGAAAGGATTTGGCTACCTTCTTTGTTATGAACCACCTCTCTGTAGAAGAGATAGTGGTCTATTGAGAGAGTAGTATCACCGAACTGGAATCAAAAGCAAGAGAACTAGCTCATAAATATTGAATGAATATAGAAAGGGACGTCCTTGTTGATGAAGGTTGAGTGGGATGATGACTAAAAGACGCATTAAATTGTAGATGATTCATAGCACACGCTAGTGCAATCCAACCAAAGCAATGACGTAGTCGTAGAAGGATGAATAAGACAGATGGTGTGTCCTACCATAGGCTGAGAGACCAATGCTACCATTTATTGAGCCTGAAACAGGACGAGGTAGCAATCTCTTTAAAAAAAGTGTCTATATATAAGAGTCAGTTGACGGTGGAGCAATTAAAAAGAAGGATAATTGATGATATGGATGCAATAGTTCAAGTAGATATAGATAAGGACTCTCCATTTAGGGTGATGCCAAAACAGCAACTCAAAACTAAGTTGGGTAGGAGTCCAGACTTTGGTGACTTGTTGATGATGGCAATGTTCTTCTATATAAGGAAGCCAAAAAGAGTGTTTGTAAGGAAAAGAAAAAAATAGTTTGTATTATTTGTGAAAATGATTATATTATGTATAAGTAACATTTAGTTTTATGTGACAAAATGCAAAAGAAGGTCAAAGATAGTGTATCAAAATCTGATTTGATAAAGTCTGTAGCTTCTAAGAGGGGCTATAGTTTTGTGTCAGGAGGTTCTTCTAAGTTGGGCGACATTTCGTTGAGTTATCATACTATGTTCGACTTACAGAAGATGAACCCACAGGCACAGGCGGCGAAAGACTTGATAGTCAAGATGATAGGTAGACATGGTATAATGTTTTTAAAAGATGGGCTGATGTATGAGGACTTTGAGCGAGAGAAGAGGATATTTGAGATGTTTAAAGACCCGCAGACCAGTAGTTGGAAAGCTTTTAAGGACAAATATTATACAAACTATTTTTGTAGCTGAATGGCAACATGATTTTATACCAAAATGGGGGACTGAAATACAAGAATTCAGGTCTTAGATAGTAGGTACATTGAGAAGAAATTCGACTTGTATTGAAATTTAACAGAATTAAAGTATAATAATGAAGAGGTGGATATAAAAAATGTCGTTTCTCAAATCGTAAAGTATGACCCAGACAAACCAGGATATGGTATGTCGATATACAATTCGGTCATTTATGATGCTTTTTCTGATAGAGAAGCTAGTAAAAGGAACTATATGTTCTTTAAGAATGGAGCAATACCAAATATAATATTGACGATGGACGATGATTTGGAGAATGAAGATGAAATCAATGCAGCTATCGACCAATTTGAGTTGAAGTATAGAGGTACAGATAACTCTTATTGAATTATGGCGTTAGGAGGGGTTAAGGAGATAAGGACTCTTGATGTGTCGAACAGGGATTTAGAGCTGCTTGAGTTGAGGAAGTTTAGTGTAAAGGTGTTTGGAATGTTGTTTGGTTTTGACCCAAGGTTCTTAGCGTTCAGGGATGGAGAGAACGGTTCTCATTCTGAGTATGCTAAGTTAGCTACCCAAAGTGATAAGACAATGCAGAGTTATGCTGATGTGTTAGAGGAGTTTATGATGAAGGTGATAATGGATTTGTATCCTGCGTTCCCATATGATGATATTGATTTAATAAATGATACATTCTTGGATGAGGAGACAAAGATAGAGATGTATAAGAACGAGATACAGAATGCTATATCAACTCCTGCAGAGATAGTGAAGAGGTTGTGAAAGCCTACAAGCAACTTATGAGACAATATGCATAAATACTATATGAATATTCAGTATAATTCAATTGACTGACTGGTAGAAGAATCAGAATCAAGGACAGCGTTGAATCATGCTAAGTCAGAGGAGGTAAAATCAAAGGAAACAAAATCAAAATAAAAACTTTTATATTATATTCTAACTTCTATGAACAAGACAAATAGAAAGAAGCAGATTAAAGACCAAGTAAATGAGAACTGATTTTATATTAACTTTGTAGCAGACCACTTAACACATAGTGATGCTGTGAAGAAGGTGTCTAGTGTGAAACAAGACAGTATTGTATTTGATTCTAAGGAGGAAATCCCTGAATGAGATAATATTGTTGTTATGTCATGAATACTATCACAAAACTATCCTGTTGGTAAGAAGAGCAGGAATGGGTACAAGATAGTACAGACAGGGGTAGACTATTCTGATTACAAATATAATAATATTGTGTTGTTGCAACATAATGATTCATTTGGTGGTATAGGTAGAGCAAGGATGGTGTACCTAGACAATAAATGAAACTCTAATATTATTATGTATGTAGATTTAAATACGATTTCTGATGAGGCTGTGAGATATCAGATAAAGAACTGATATATAAAGTGAGTTAGTACAGGTCATTCATTGCTCGAATCAATGTTTGAGGATGTAGAGGACAAAGGAAATCTATTAACATTTGAAGATGCAAAAGATAAATATGGATATTATGAAGTTTTGATGTCTTATTTTGGTTCTTCTGACAAACTTATATATACTGTTACAAAGGCTCTTATGATAGAGAACAGTGTGGTGACAATAGGTAGTAATGAGAAAGCTATCTTAGCACACGACACGATAGGTAATTTTGCTATCAAAGATTTAATGAACAGTGATAGATTAAAATCTAATTTACTTAATGATAAAGATGGTATGAAAAAATCTGATTTAATAAAACTAATTGAGGACAGTGTTTTGACCAAAAAAGAACAACAAAAATTTATTGACATGTTGAATGCTATGGAGGAGGAATCTGAAGAAGTAGCAGAGGTAGAAAAAGAGGTTAATGAAGCAATTGAAGGTGCTGAAGAAGCAGAAGAAAGAGTAGAAGAAAAAGTGGAAGAGGAAATCGAAGGGGAAATCGAAGAGGAAGAAGAAGTTGAGGAAGAAAAGGAGGCTGAAGAAGATGAAAAAGAGGAAGAGGAAAAAGAGGAAGTTGAAGAAGTAGAAGAGAAAGTTGAAGACAGTATGAAAAAAGAGGAAGAGGAGGTTGAGGAAGAGGAAAAAGAAGAGGAAGAGGAGGTTGAGGAAGAGGAAAAAGAAGAGGAAGAGGAGGCTTCTGATGAGGAGGAGGAAGAAGAATTGGAGGACAAAGAAGATGAGGAGGTAGTAGACAGCATCAACAATGAGGATGAGTCTAGGGAGGATAAGAAAGAGGTTCCAAGAGATACTTATCCTGAGCCTGAAGAACACATTAAGCTTTCTAACAGTATTGAAAAACATACTGATGAAATATCAACTCTGAAAAATGAGTTAAAAGCAATGTCAGACAAAGTGTCTGAGATGAGTAAGTTAAACGATGAGTTAACTGAAGTGGTGAAGAGTCTTTCTGAATTGACGTTAAAAAATTCAAAAAATCTATCAAACATCGTCACTCTATGAGTGAATGAGGTACAAAAGCCTAAAGTTGATAGTGGACTTAATAGCCTTAAGAAAGTGCTAGAGAGTGCTAGGTAATATTTTATATTGTATTTTTATTGACAAATGGATTTACTAAACCTATTGGCTAACATCAAAAAAGAAATGTGACAAAATGCTGAAGAAGTGGAAAAATCACTAGAAGAAGCAAAAGAGTTACATAACAAAAGACTAACTAATGCGACAGAAAACACTTCAACTGCTGGTTGGGGTAAGGAAATGATTCCTTCTGGTAACTTATTGGCAACAATAATGACTATGCCAGGAAGAAAAGCATCTTTCATTAAAGCATTACCAGGGTTCCATGGATTTAATATGGGTATTTCTGAAAAACTACCTATAAGAGGGGCATTACCAAGAGCGAAAGGAAACGCAGAACGATTGACTGGTGCTGGAGCTATTGGAGAAGGAAGCAAGAGGATGCCTACTGCTGATGTAACAATCACACAAAAACCTCTTATCATTCAAGTAGATGTATCAAAAAGATACTTAAACTACTCAATTGATGATTTTATGTCTTATGTAACAGGAGAAATTGCAGCGTCTGTTGATGCAGATACAGAATTTGCTATCTTGAATGCTGATAAAACTGATACAAATACAGGGAACATCAACTGTGTGGACGCTAAGCCATCTTCAACTTTTGCTGATGGGGCAGATGATTTAAGTCTTCAATTTGATGACAGTATTAGATTCCACATGTTGGACAACTCTCTTACTGAAACTATTGGTACTTTGGAATGGCACCACTTTATATCAGTTAGACAAAAATTAGGGAAATTCTCTACTAAATTGTCTGAAATGATGTTATTGATGGATTCTATTTCATACCACAAAGCTTTAACTCTACCTGAGTTTAAAAAAGCTAATGAGAATGGAAGAAACTCAACTATCTATTCAGGAGCTGTATCTAATATAGCTGGAGTAGATTTGTTCTTACCAGAATCATTCCCTGCAACAACTGTTGATGGAACTGTTTCTAAAACTGCTTCTAACAACACAAAAGGAGGGTTCATCTATCTTTATAAGCCAGCTGTTCAATATGGATTTGGACAAGATTTGGAAATAGAGGTACACAATATTCCAGGTAAAGGAAAATCTATCATAGGAACATATGAATTTGGATTTGCTATTGTAAACCAAAAAGCTGGAGAAGTAGACCCTTGGATTTATGGTTGAATCGGTGTAAGCCCTTTAACTATTAGTTCAGGTTCTGGTTCTTAATCCAGACAAGGGGGGGGGTGGCACAATTCACCCTCCCTTTAATTTTACTACTAATATACATACGTAATGAGAGCATATAAATATGTTTGAAAAGAATTTACAGTTGTTCGCTTAAGTGAAAAGAGTTTCATAGGAACTAAGGTAAGTGAATGACAGACAATTCAATCAGACAGAGACCCAAAATACTTTTTAACTGCAGGTTTTGTAGAAGTTGATGTACCAACAGTTAAGGTTCTGGATATAAAAGACAAACAACCAGAATGAAAAAAGGCTCCTGCTAAAGCTAAGAGCAAGGCTAAGCCAAAGAAGAAAGCTAGCTGATTTGAGAAAGCTATGAAAAAGAAATAGTCTTTAGATAATAAACAACAGATAATGTCTTTTGCAACCATAAGTGATGTAGAATACTACCTTAATATCAAGGATGACTCTAGTGCTGAAAGACTATCTTTCTTGTTGAGAAAATCGTGATGAGTGATAGAGAAAGAGATTGGCTCAATTTTAGAGTGAGATAGACAGGAATTAATAGAGCTTCGTCAGGTATTAGGAGGGACTGATATATTTTTACGTAACATAAATGTGACCTCTATTAGTAAGATAAACTGAAAAGAATATGAGGGGGAATATTTAAAGGATTACTTTATCTTAAAGCCTCAAGGTCGTAGGGTAAGGGTTCTTGATTTACAGAATTATATTGGAGATTCTTATGGTTCAGGTGTAGTTGCTGTTGATTATGTTTCTTGATACGAGAAAAAGAGTATACCAGAGGACATAAAGTTGGCACAATGCTTGTATGTTGCTTATTATTATATGAGAGACGAAGGTAAGGATGTAGTTAAATACACCCTATGACCAAGGACTGTTCAGTATGGTAACTCGTGAGAGATACTGACTGATATAAAACAAATACTAAACAAATATAAACAGCTTAATTTACTTCCATAGCTCAATAGATGGTAGATGTTAATAAAACATTTTGTGATAAGAAGTGTGATGTATATAGAACAACTGTCGTAGACAAGGATTGAACACAAGTTCCAGAGAGTGTAGCAATATACGAGAATCTGGATTGTGATTATTATATTGCACCAAGATGAAATGTTATCAACTATTTACCAAACGTTGAGGCAAGGAACACAGAAAGAGATAGATTTGATTGTGTTGTTGCTGGGGTAGATTATGATGTAAACAACCCGATAAGAAAGGGGGATACAGTAAGGTTGTATAGTGAGGGAGCAGTTGAGTGAGATTATGTTGTAGACCAGCTATCAGTGATGAGGTTCCCTAATGGGAAGATAGATAATGTTTATTTAAGACTTAATAATGATAGTAAATGAGGTTCACATTAAACCCTAAAGTATTTACTAATAAGGTATTAACATCTTTATCTAAACAACAAAACAAAGCTACTCTGTGATTGGTGGAGGCTGCTAAGGCACTAACACCAGAAAATACTGGACTGATGTTAAATTCATATAGAGCAGAGAGGGTTATGATAGAAGGTTTTGTGTCTACTTCTTGAGTGAGCAACAGTGCAACAGATAAAGGATTCCCTTATCCTGTTGTAGTTGATAGAGGGGTATGAGGTAAGATATACAAGTATCAGAAGCCAAAATGAAACAAACTTCGACATGTTTGAGTGTGAGTTAACACTTTTTCAAGGGCGGTAGATGCTTATAAAACAACATTTTTATCAATTTTGAAAGAATAATGTATGTTAACTTAGATTTAAACTCATTAGTTTTGTTGTTAAGAGACAAGGCTGAACTGGTAAATCTCTTACCTGGTTGACTTACAGCAGAAAAACCTTATTATGAACAACAGACACCATATGCTTATCTGGAATCAATATCATTACCAGCAAACCCAAATTCAGTGAATGCAAGACATATAATAACATTGACAGTGGTGATGGGTAGTGATGGGACAGACAGAGAGTTTAAAGAGATAATAACAGTGTTTGATAATCTCGTGATGTCTACTGTAGACTGATGCTTACCTATAAAACAGGTATGAGAGGTCAGAATTCTCGGAGTGAGTAAATGACAATCCCACCAAAAATTTAGATACTCAGAGAAGTGAAACTTGAATTTGAATCAAGATTATTACTTTGATGTAGTAACTGTAAAGTAGTTTTAAATTATTATTTAATATAAATGGCTGATTTTTCATTAAAAAATGTACAACTAACTGCAGCAAAGGTGTATATAGCACCATTTGACCCAGAGAGTACTCTAGCAACAAACATGCCTAAGTTGACAATATCGTCTCCAAACGATAATGTTGACAATGTGATATCGTATATTGATGCTAACTACTGAAATAGCTTTCAAAGAATGGCAGGTTTTAAGAATGTAGTAATATCTGACATCCTAGAAAACGATGTAGTTAATGAAGTTGATGATTGTGATATAGGTGAATGGAGTAAAACAACAGACCTTATCCCACAATTTACTGGTGATTGGTTGACTACTCTTGACCTAGACGCTATCAAAATCCTTCTTGGATTTAATGTTGTAGCTGTTCCTGGTACAGAAGTAGAAGACTTTGAACAAGTGATTGCTGAAGGATGGGGGTACAACAACATCTATAGACTAGAACATCAAAATCATGATGCTAACGGTGTTATCATTGCTCCTACAACTCTAACTGTAGAAGGAAGTGTTGATGGTGCATTGGTATTGGATACTGACTATAAAGTAGTTGATAATGGATTCGGTGAATTTGGAATCATGTTGTTGGCTGGTGGTGCAATAAACACTCTATCTCAAAACATTGAGCTAGAATACCACTACACACCAATAGCTGCTGAATACACAGGATATCTTACAGGTCAAACAATCCAACCATTTATGATTGTTAAGATTATAGGTTGTCCAGACCCTGATAATAATTATGATATCTGGTATATCGTAAAAGCTTCATTATCAGGTTCTCTAGATACAAACTTTGTAGCTACAGGAGAAGTTCCACTAAGTTCTATTACTCTAAGAGGAGGAAAAGGTGGATTCAAATTAGTTAAAAAGCAAAGAATCTAATCCTTAGATAAGCTAAGATATAAAAGACCACTCTATACTAGTATGGGGTGGTTTTTTAATTTATAAAAATGTTTGTATTTTGTAAGGATTTGGTTATATTAGATATAAGGTATTTAAATAAAATCTATCAATGTCTAACACTTATGACTTCCCAATAAAAAAGGATTATGAATTGAATGTAAAGATAGAGCTTTCTTTTTGAGAGAAGGTAGATTTTATAGAGAAAAAACTAAAATATAGTCAAGCTAACATACTAGACACTATGAGGGATTTCAATAAGATGAGTACAACTGGTGCAAGTGAGTTGTTTACTGACTTCTTAAAGGAGAATGGTTTTCAGGAATCTGAGATAATTTTGTTAGGGCTACAGAAAGAGACTTTTGAGAAATTGTTTATAATGTATTTTACTACTCGCTATAGATGAGCGATATCAGAGGAGTCGTTGAAGAAGCCAGTAGCAGAGACAGAGATACCAAAGGAAGAGAATAGTATGCCTTATCATGCTATGTTGGTACTGATTGCTGATAAACTTAAGATAGACCCTTTGACATTCCAAGAGAGATATACGTTTGAACAGATGATATATTTATCTAAGTGAATAGAGTATATGTTGAATACAAAGTCAGAGGAAGGTCAGAAGAAGAATAAAGAGAAATATGGTAAAACTGAAGAATATGATAGTATGTTGTTAGAGAGGTTGAAGCTAGTTTAATCGTTTTAGATTATTATTGTTAGGTAATGGCAGAACAGTTATATATAGAGGCTAAGTTGGATGCTAACCAATTATATAAAGATTTAGAGAAGCTTAAAAAGGATGTGGAATCACAGTCTATTAAAGCAAATATTTCTGTATGATGAGTAGCTCAACAGGCTGATGAGGTAAGTAATCTAGATAAACAAGTAAAACAAGCTGTTAAGAGTTCGCAAGAGTTGGTTAATAGGAACAATGAATTGACAGAGTCAATTAAAAACCAAATATCTCCAACAAGGGAGGTCTCTAATGCAACAGCCAATATATCAAAACAAACAAAGCACCTATGAACAGACTACCAAGAGGCAGCAAGAGAGGTGAGTGAGTTTATTGTTAAACTAAAACAACTAAGGCAAGAAGCTAAATGACTTAGTTGAGAATCTTTGGTATTAAAGGAAAAAGAGATACTGATAACCCAAGACCAACTCAACTGAGCAAGGTCTAGGTTGAGAGCACTAACAGAAGAAGTATCAGGAAGGACTAGTGCTTGGAAGTCTATGTTCCAATGATTAGGTAAAAGTATATCAACAGGTTTATTTACTACTTTTGGTGCATTTTCTGTTGCTTGAATGGTGTCAAAAGCCATTAGGTGACTTACAGGAAATATGAAAGATTGAATAGACATTGCTATCTCATTTGAGAGTGCGTTTGCTGGTGTAAGAAAAACAGTAGATGCTAGTGAGTATGATTTAAGGAAGTTTGATGAGTCTCTTAGAGACATGTCCAGAACTATCCCAAGAACTTATGAGGAGCTAGCCAAGATAGCTGAGTTGGGTTGACAGATGGGTATCCCACTAGACAATCTTAGTAAATTTACAGAGACATTGGCAGCACTAGAGGTGTCTACTGACTTATGATTGGAGGATGCCGCTCTACAGATATCTAGGATAGCTAATGTGACAAACACAGCGTTTACTAGTGTAGATAAGATAGGTAGTGCTATAGTTGATTTAGGAAACAACTTTGCTGCTACTGAATCAGAAATATCTAACTTTATGCAAAGGATAGCAGGTACAGGTACTGTGGTATGATTGACCGTTTGAGACATAGCAGGTATTGGTGCAGCCATGACGTCTGTTGGTATAGCAGCAGAAAAAGGTTGAACATCTGTTAATAAAATGTTGATGGCAATAGAGAATGCCGTTAATCAATGATGAGAGAAGCTAACCCTATTTGCTGAACTTACTGGTAAAACAGTAGAAGAATTTAAAGATAAATGGAAAAGAAATGCTGGAGAACTATTCTCTGATGTGGTTGAATGATTAGCAAGGGTTTGACCTGATGCAGCTTATTATTTAAAGGAGTTGGCTTGAGGAGGTATAAGACTACAGGAGACATTCTTAAATGCTGCTTCTGCATGAGATGCTGTAAGAAGTGCTATAGAAATGGGTAATAAAGCATATACAGAAAATATAGCTTTAACAGAAGAAGCTGCTAAAAGGTATGGCACAATGGGGAGTCAACTTCAGATGTTAGATAATGAAATAAGGTTACATAAAGAAAAGCTTTGAGAAGAGTTGTTGCCACTTCTTGTTGGGTGGAAGAGAACTTTGCTTGAATTGCAAGAAATATTAAGAAAATTTTTAATATGATTTATGGATTTTATTGATTATGTTGATAAGTGAGAATTAACTATGATGTTATCGGCACTTACTATTTGATTAACTACATTAAATCCTCCACTAGGGTTTTTGTTTGGTCTTTTGTCTGCAGGTACAATAGCTTTTAAAAACCTTAAAGATAAATGAATAGACCCAGCAAGTGTTGCATTAGAAAAAATAAATAAAAATATAGAAAACCTTAATAAGGAAATAGCAAATAACGATGAAGAGATAGATAAATTAACAGATAGTTATTATAAATGAAAAATAAGTTTAGATGAATATAATGAACAGCTAGAGTTATTGATAGAAAAAAAACTTAAACTAGATTGATTGCAACAAGAAGCAATAAAAGACCTTGTAGCAGAAAAGGCTACAGCAGAGATGGTAGCTAACTCTTATGCTGCTGTAAACAAGAAACAAGAGGAGTTAATAAAAAATAGAAAAGACATTGCAGAAACCTCAGAAACAATAGAAGAGTTGGAAAAAAAACTGGAAAAGCTAAGATGAATAGATGTAAAAGTATTATCAATAGATGCAGCTAAGAAGCTTAAAAATGATATAAAAGAATTAATAGAAGAGATAGATAGATTAGATAAAAAAAAGAATGATTTAATCATTTCACAATGGGAATGACAACAGTCTTTTGAAAGGTATGCGGAAGCTATGCGTGGTTCTACTCCAATTATTGAGGTATGGAATAAAAATGTAGCAGACCAAGAGGGGTTGTCAAAAGCAATATCAAAAATAAAATATGATTTTTCTGACAACATTGAAGAAATTAAAAAAGAGAGGCGAGAGCTATTTTTATACAATAAAGAAGCAGAGAAGGTAGCATTAAATAAAATAACGGTTTTAGAATGATATTTTGAAAAGCGTGATTCTAATAAGTTTTTAAGGATGCGAGACAAATTACGATGAACATATCAAGAAAAGGCTGAAGAGTTAAAAGATGCGAATGATGAGCTTCAACAAGCATTAGATTGGGATTTGGATGATTTTCAAAAATCCATACAAGATTTAGCAAAAATTGAGTTAGATGAAGTATTTGCATTTAAAATAGATAAAAAATCTAAAAACGAATTAAAAGAGCATATTGAACAAATAAAATTACATCAAGATTCAATGTCCAGTGAAACAGAAATGCGGGGGAATTTAAACAAAAAGAGATTAGAAGCACAAAAGACATTAGATGCTATTATAGCAAAAGAAGAGGCATGAGCAAAAAGTGCTCTAGCCAACGCCAAAACAAAGGAAGACGCAACAAAAGCTCAAATAAAACTACTAGAGCTAGAGGCACAAAGAAGAATACAAGCAGCTAAAGACAACCTAAGCAATGAGGAGTCTGTAGCAAAAGAGATACTAAGAATCCAGAAATGGTTGAATGATGAGAAGAAGAAACTTAGTGGTGATTGGATGAGTTTTGAGATAGATAATGCTAATAAAATAATAAAGAAATATGAAGAACTTAGAAAAGAGTGAGCAAATGCATTTAAGGACTTAACAAAAGATATAGGGAGCTCTTCTAAAGATATTGAGAAACTGGTGAATGAAATAGATAAGCTAACCAAGAAACTATCTGAGCTAGAAACAAAAAGAGTAGAGGACTTAGGTAAAAGGTATGTGGACGTGGAGAAGACTATAGAAGATTTGAATGAGAGAATAGCTGAACTTAACTATGAACTGTGAGAACAGTCAGAGGAAGGTAAGACAGTCCTACAGGTTTGGGATGAGCTACAAGACGCAATAAAGGAGGTGACTAAGGAGGCAGATAAGTATGTAAAAGAGATAGACAAGATTAAGGATAAAATGGAGGACTTGAATAAGTCTGAAACAGATAAACTGTCTGAAAGGTATGCTAAGGTGACTGAGGAACTAGAGCTTCTTAATAAAGAGTTAGAAAAATATACTAAATATGATATACTTACTGATGCTGATGCTGCTAAAAAATTAGAGATAGAGAATAAGTTGAACTCATTATTATATGAACAAGCCAAGATAAGACAGACACTCAAACCAGAACAATTAGAGAGAGCAGAGTGAATGGTGGGTGAAACAGAAACAGATAAGATAATTAGAGAAGCAAATGAAAAAAGAGCAGCATATCAACAAGAGGTTACTGACTTAAATAGGTCATTACAAGAACAAGAAGAGCTATTAAGACAATATAAAGAACAGGAGGTTCGTATGATAGAGGAGAACGATAATCTTATATTGGATAGTGGAGAGAAGAAATATAGAGAGCTGTTGAAGAAGCTGAGAGACTATACTGCAGAGAGAGATGCATTACTTAAGGAACAGACTCATCTTAAACAGTTATTGACTCAACAAGAAATACAGGAGGCTATCAACCAGTCTAAAAAAACAGAGACTCAGTTGATATTGGATAAATACTATACAGAAAAAGCTATTTTAGACCAAGAGTTGTTAGACTATAGAAAACAGCTTAATGATAAACTTGCTGAATTATCTAAGTTTTATACTCTTGCTGCAGAGCTGCAAAAAAAATATGGAAACCTATGAGTTTCATTCTCTAAAGACGATATAGAAAAGCTTAAAGAAGCTTCTACCAGTCTCAAATGATTATCAACAGAAGATAAACAGGTATACCAAAATCAGGTTGATATACAAAAAGCTAATTTACAAGAGCAAGAGGATGCTAGAAAAAAGTTAGAGAACATAGCAAAGAATATAGATAAGCTATTGACTACCACTAACATAAAAGCTATTGGTGCTATTGGGTTGCAGGAGCTATTAAAACAGGTCTCTCAATTAAAGATTACAGCTCAATGATGAAGTGTAAGCAGTAGTAGTGTAACTAATAACCAAACATTCAATGTAGCAAACTCTATAGATATAGACTTGTTGGTTAGAGAGATAAGAAAAGCTATAAAAATTTAGTTCTTTATTTGATATAAATGATAGGAAAGAATTTCAGATACAACTGATTAGACATGTCACCACAGGCTGTGTTTATGACAAATATAGCCTTAAGCAATGTAGAAGCTCTTACATCCCAAAGGACAGAGATAAAAGATAATGTGAATATGCATTGAAGTAAGGCATCCAACACAATAGAATGAGGAAGAGCTTTTGTGTTTGAATGATATATTATGTGAATTACTAAAGAGATTAGATGAATAGCCTGGGAGTTATTGAATGAAAAGATAAATATAGAACCCTATCTTAATGTAGACCCTTTTAAGAGATTGGACTTCCAAACAGACAAATGAGAGGATAGATGGGTAATGGCTAAAGTTAATAAAAAACCAGAATGAACTAATGGAATGAATAATCCAAGGATAGAGTTTAAATTTGAGTTGTTTGCTGACACTAATGAGGTATACTGACCTAATTTAAAGACCCAATCATTTACATCAGGTATCTATTGATGAACGTCATTTCCTAATGAATTTTCTGACTCTTGGGGTAGTGCTTCTTATAATAATGTGTGTACTAATAACTGAAACTTTATAGCTGGTTGTATTATACAGGCTACTGGAACATTAATCAATCCTAAGATTAAGAACCTTACCAACTGACAAGAGTTTAAGATAGACTGAACAACAACTAATCTGATATTAAACTCTTTATGAGGAAAGTGGAGTGTTACTGATGAGTGATTAGATATAATGTATAAGAGAGAATACTGACAACCAATACATCTATCTTCTTGAGATAATATTATAATTATTAATGATGATACAGGAACTATTATTGATTATACAGTATCTTGGTATGATACACGAAACACTATTTAATATTAATTATTCAAAATGATTGTAGTAAAAGTATATAGTCATTATTGGTCTGATGTGGTAGTACATCAACAATACCTTACAGACGAAATAGAGATAAAGGACGACCTTTTGTCTTTTTCTACTGCTACATTCAAAATTGATAACTATAGAATACAAAAATATAATAAGGTAGAATTATATGAAGTTTGAACACCAGACAAACTGAAATTCAAATGAATAGTAAAAAACGTCTCAAAAACTGCTTCTGCTTTGAGTGAGGAATGTGTATTAACGTGTTGGGATAGCAAAGGTATATTACAGGACAAATCTCCTTTGTATTGATATGAGGAAATTTCTACTCCATTGAATACTGTGGTTTCTAGGATGATGAATTTATGGAACTGATTATGAGACCAATGGACATATCAGATAGATTATACAGACCCTATAGATATGGAGTATCAATTATGAACTACTTGCTATAATATTATACAGGAGTTAGCGGACCAAGTAGGAGCGTTCTGGACTGTAAAAGATGGGACTATAGTGATGTCTGAGATTATAGGACAGGATAAAACCTTTGGTAGTAATGAGGTGAAATTGTTTTTTGATAGGAGTGTTGCTTCTAATGTAAAAAATGTATATGAAGAACAGTCAGAGAATAGAGCTAATGTCGCTATTGGGATAGCTAATGATTGAGCTAAACTAATGAAATATGCTGTAGAAGATTATCCTTTTTGAGCTATCATAGAGAACTTCCAGACTTGAGATATTGATGAAAAAACTCAATCTCTATTAGAGAAGAATAATATCGATAAAAGGAGTATTGGTGTTGAGTTGGATGAGAACATAGATTATAATGTTTCTGTATGAGATAAAGTTAATCTGACTATAGAGTGATTGAAAACCATTGATGATTTTAGTTGAGCGGTGTTTGTTACTTCTAAAACTACTACATATAAGTATGGGAAGAGGTATGAGGTGATAGAGGTGGGGAATGCTAGGACAGAGACTGGGACGTTGTCTAGCTTGATTAAGATGCTAAATGACAAGATAGATAAAATAAGAAACAAATAGTTTGCATTATCTGCTAATTTGTTTATAAATAAAATAAGATATTTAGATTCATAATTATTAATTATGGCACAAAGAACAGCTTTTTTAAACAGTGATGCTAAGTGATACAATAAAGACTTCCATCACACCTGGATACATAACTACCTATTGCATCAGGTTTGAGTTATGTTTACTGATTATAATGTTAAGAATGAGTTTAAGCTAGGTAATGGTCAGATAAGTGGTGGTAAGGCGATAATAAGATGTACAAGAACTACTGGAAACTTTGCTGGTAGTAAGATGCTTGCTTTATTTGAATCTACTGCTACAGAGTCTATAAGTACTTCTGGAGATAAGAAAGTGTTTATAGAGATACCAGAGATATATGTAAATGATAGTACAGCTATCACAGACACATTGACACAGGGGTTGAACTTGTGAGTAGGTGTGATTAAATCAGAAGCAGACTATCCTTCTCACACTAACTACATCCCTCTTTGGGAGATAACTGGTGGTGATTGGGAACAGGCTGTAGATGTTAGACCTGAGATATTGGCTAGAGGAAAGCCTAACACAATCTCTTATACAGATAATAATGGAGTACAGAGAAATATGATGTTAGATGCTTCATCTTTGAATAAGTTTCTAAAATCTAACTGAGCTTGAGTAGCTCCTAGTTGGGCTGATGTTTGAGATGTGGTGGAAGTATCTAATCTTAAAAATACATTCTTTGCTTGAGAGGACTTGTTATCTAAATCAATGTTTAGGATGGAGTCTGAGTTAGATACAATAGATGCTGTAGATGAAAGCATAAGATTTGGTTATGATACTGATTCTGCTAAGGTACAGCTGAACACAATACTAAGTGGTGAAGAATGAGATTATGTGAAACTTAATCTCGAAGGATTTAATACCCCAGCAGATAACGTGAATGTTCGTATAGAAACAGTAGATAGTAGTGGTAATGCAACAGGAACATTAATCAACCCTGACGCTACAGCTACTATAAACCCTTCTTGAACATTAGAAGAGATGAGTATAAATTTAGCTTGAATGATAGATTGAACCACTGCAGGACAGGAGGTCGCCGTTGTGTTGAGTAGAAGTGGTGCATTGAGCACATCAAACTACTATAAGGTTTGAGTGGCTACAGCAGACACAGGAATCTGGAAGGTAAAAACATTTGATTGAACAAGCTGGAACTTAGAGACAGGAAAGAAATGATATATATCTTCTCCACTCTTTATGGAGGAATGAGCTATACAGAGTAAGGCTACTACAGAGTTCTTGGCAGAGACCACAGGATATGTAGAGGCTGGTGCTACTGCTGGTAATGAGTTCACCGGTGTTAGATTTGGGATGATAGAATATGATGGATTCAAACCTTGAGACAAGGTGTTTTTAACTGATACTGGTGAATTGAGTAATATCTCATGAGCTATCCAGAAACAGATTGGGTCGTGAGTAAAAACAGATGTTGTTGAGATAAGCTCTATTTGGATATGATGAGGGTGATGAGTGATGACATACGATGCTGTGGTTGCTGCTGATGGTAGTTGAGATTATGAAAATATTGAGGAAGCGTTGGCTGATGATAAATTTAAACTCTTTATTAAAAAGGGTTCTTATGATATAACTGGTAATCAATATGGAGAATTACATATAAGTGCCAATTCAGACATTATTTTACAGTGAGAAAACACAGAGGAAGTAATATTGAATTTCAATGTTTACAGTAACAATTGAGAGAGAGCTTTTGTATGTCTTAAAAAGAAAGTTTGATATACTGGTAGTGTTAATGCATTAGTACAAAACTTAACAATGAATTGTCATTATTCTTGAAATTATACATATATGCAAGCAGTAGAAAACAAAAATATTAATTTTGCAAAAGTTTGTTTTTGTAATATAAAATGAACAACAACAAAATGACTTAACTTTTACCCTACTTGATGAAATCATATAATAACAGAATCGAGTTATATCTCTAACACAGATAAAAATACAGAATTATGAGTAACAATATGATTGTTTTTTAACACAAATAGTACATCACAGACTATTAACTGTAAAGCGGAAGTGTTTGCTACAAATAAAACATTATCACACATATTAGATATTAGATGATGATGATGAGTGTCTGTATGAAATACATTAATCATAAATTCTTATTCTAATGCAGACACATCATCTCAAGTAGTTGCTCAGTGAACTGGTCTAAGAGATTCTTATTCAGTGTCTTGAGGTAAAGCTAAGGTTAGGATATATTGAGTGTTATACAATTGTTCAATCTCTCATTCTGAAGCAGCAGTAGAAAATTCAGATTTATATACCAAATTAAGTAGTGGTATAGAACAATGGTATCCTTGAAAAAGCTATACAACTGGTACTTATGTTATAGACCCATGAATTGATTGATATTTAAAGTGTACTTCTAATCATACTTCTGACTGAACAAACCCAGACTATAGTAAGTGGGAGAAAGTTGCTCCATCTGTAGATTTTGCTGGTACAATGATTTGAGGTGCTATTAGTGTTTGAGATTATCATAATATATTATTACGCTGAAGCTCTATATATTTGCCATCTTCGTATATGTGGAGTTTGTTTTGAGGAGAAATAAACAATGCTTATGTAAATATTGGTAAAAAATGTGTGTTTACTTTGTGATGATGATTGAATATAGTAGATAAAGTTTGTATTAATGTTTCATCTTGAAATTATGTATTAAATGTAGCATGAGATTATAATAAATTAATAAATATAATGTCTTATTTACAGGTGAATATTGGTGATTATAATAAGTTTGAAACAACAGCATCTAAGATAAATGTTAAATGAAATTGTAATATTGTGAAACATAATATGTTTTTCTGAAAAGACTACATACCTGTATTAACTGACGCTTGATATACTTGAAATATTGTAAGCGATAATATTCTTAAAAAAGACATATATTGATATAACGACTAATTTACTTTAAACCCAACCCAAAAAATGCTAGAACTAATAAGATGAGATGACACAATAATAACAATCTGATTTGAATGATTAGATTGAGCACCAATCAACCTAACAGGATGTGAGGTGTATTTTACTATGAAGAACATAGACGATATAGATGAGAGGGATGATAGCACCGCTATCATAAAAAAGACTGTCAGCTCTTTTGACAACGCTGTTTGAGGTATAGTAAGTATAGAGTTAGATAACCAGGAGACAGACTTAGAGCCTTGAGTATATTTCTATGATGTACAACTAAAGGACATAAGTAATAAGATAATGTCTATCCAGAAACAGAGGGTGAAAGTTATCCAGGATGTGACTAAAGACCCACAATTAGCTTATTAATAAAAAACAATGACAACACCACAACAGATATTTATAGAGATGGTAGAGAACAACCCAATAGTGGTCAAGATGAAAGACCCATTGATGGTAGTTTATGTAGTTGATGGAATAGGGGATAGGAACAATATAGATGAGAAGGTGAGGTATGAGGGTATGATAGTGTTTGTTAAGGAGAATAGGAGCAACTATCAGCTACAGTGAGGGACAGCTAATACAGACTGGAAGGTTTTGTTGTCTTCAACAGACAACTCAATAACAGACATAGAGCTTGTAGATACTGATGAACTAGAGAAAACATACAGAATCCATTTCACTAATGGGAACCATTTTGATTATGTAGTAAAAGATGGAAAAGATGGAGAAGAGGCTCCAGAGATGAAAATAGAGTACTCAGAAGATAATATAAACCGACATGATGTGTTTACTGCTTGAGATAAGTATATAAGATTTTCTACTGACTGATGAAACACTTATTGAGCAGGTTTTAAGTTCATAGGAGAAGATGGACAGCCAGGGGCTCCTTGACAAGATTGAGCTCCTGGGCAAGATGGAGTATCTGTAGTAGATGTGTATGTGGATTGAGTTGATTTGGTATTCAAATACTCTGATGACACTACCTCTAAGATAGAAGACTTTAAGGATGTGTTTGATATACCTACTGATTTGTCTGAACTATCTGATAGCACTGATATATTGGGTTGAAAGCAGGATAAGTTAACTGCTGGCGATAAGGTTGAAATAGTAAATAATGTTATCAAGGCTACCTATCAGGCTTCTGATTTTGATATAAAAGACTTATCTGATAGAGACAATTTAATAGACACTTGGAACAATAAGCAAGATGAGTTATGATATGTTCCTGAAGATGTTGATAACAAATCCACAAACATAGTAACTGATAAAGATAGTAACACAAAATACCCTTCAGTAAAAGCTATAAAGACCTATGTTGATAATAGGGTGGTTGATACAGTAAGGAGGATAGGTAGTTGGGATGCTTCTTGATGAGATTTTCCCGCTATTTGAAGTGGAGATGATGGTAAAATTAAGAAATGAGATACCTGGGTGATTAGTGTAGATGGTGTTTTGAATTGAGAAAAGATTCATATCTGAGACTGGATTACTGCTAACATAGATGAACCTACTGTTAATGATTGGGATACATTGAATAAGAACATAGACTATGTTCCTGAAGATGATGCTAATAAAGAATGAGACATAGAAACAAACAAAGAATCTACCACTAAATATCCTACAATCAAAGGGATTTATGATTGGGTTGTAGGTAAGCTAAAAGATAAACTTTCAATAGGTTGAGATAGTAAAGATTCAGAGATTGTTGTATGAACTAATGATAACCAGGATTTTAGGATAAAAACTAATGATACTAATAGGGTTATAGTCACAAAAGATGGTAATATAGGTATATGAACAGAGATATCCACTCAAAAGCTTGATGTTGATGGTAAGATAAGGATGAGAACACCAACAGAGGATAGTGATTCTGGTGATATAGTGGCTACTAAATGATACCTAAAAAACAAGGTAGAGAAAACCTGGATTAGTTTAGTGAGTAGTTGGACAGCTGAACCTACAATACATTCTACTGAAAATGATTATGATGTATGGGAATATACCTACTGAACCACAAAGCTATATAGAACAGTGTATAAAACATATACTGCTTGAACTGATATATTTTATAGTGAGGCAAGTTTAGAGAATGTGGTTGCTTCAAGAGCTTTAAATTTTTAATGATATGGAATGCAATTAATACTTAATAAAGACAAAAACATTCAGACTATGATTCTGGCAAACAAAGATAATAAGAAGGTGTTTGTTAAGAATAAACAGAACTCTGATACAAAAGAGGCTGAGCTGTTTGAAAACATAGTAGATTTAATTGATAATTACTTTAATAATGGCTAATTATAGAGCTATAAAGGATGGTGTTTGGAGTGATTTAACTGTCTGGGAGGATAACTCTACTGGTTCATATCAAGCATCAACAGAGTTGCCTTGAATGGAGGATAATTGTTTGGCTAATGGTTTTACTGTTTCCATAGATATGGATATAACTGTAAATCTGTTAAGGAACCAAAAATTAGCTAATCATTCAACTACATGAGGTGAGTTTGTTGTTGATGACAATGAGGATAGGACTATCATTGTTTTAGAAACTATATATGGTTCAGCTTATCCTTTGAAAATATCAGAAAATAATGATGGGAATACCATAAACATAGTTTGTCCAAGAACAGATAGTGCTGCAAGTGCTGGAAGGGGTATAATAAGTGTTGAGTGACCTTGTACTATAAACTATACAGGGAATTTACATTGAGCTTCTTATGTAGTAGCTTGAATGTATATTGCTGTTGGTTGAGTGACTGTTAATCATACAGGGAACATACTACCTGATGCTCTTGACCAAAGAGCATATGGAGTAAGAATAGTGGCTGTTGATAATCCTGAGATACCTGTTGTTTATAATCTTACTTGAAATGTAGGCTATCCTTGATTATGAATAGGTACTTGATTTTCTTGTGAAAGTTCTGCTCTTGAACTCAACATAGTATGAACTGTTTATGAGAATATTAGTAAATGAAGTATCTCTATTAAATGAACACAACAATGTAATATGGATATAAAATGAAATGTGAGCTCTATATCATGAGGTAGGATGATTTCTATAGATTGAAATAATCCATATAGTTCATTTATTTTAAGAGACTGAACATTTAGTACAGCTGTTCATGCAAATGATATCATAGATATAGCTTGAGCACAAGTGCCTGCTACATTACATAATATGAACTTAGAGATGGTAGATACATTTGTGGCTATAAAAGCCAATATATTAACCATTACTCATGATGAACCTGTGTATTGGAAATTTAGAAAATATGGACAAGACTACTATATGTACTCTCATCCAACAGGACAGCCTATACCAAAAGATGTAAGGAGAGGGACACTCTACTGAAACAATGATGAGATGGAAGGGACTTTGATTGTACCATCAAAAGAGAATGTAGCTATATGAGTACCTGTTGATGACACAGTAGGTGAGGCTTGTTTTGATTTGATAGGTATTAGAGATAGATTGTGAGTGATAAATGATTGAATAAAAAAAGCATCTTTACTTATACCTCATAATGAGGATTTACCAGAGGATTAAATTGTTTGAAAAAAAATAAATAATATGTATAATGATTTTAGATTTACAATAAACAAAAGCCAATATGAAAATGATAATGCCAAATAGATTCATACAGGTCAAAATGAAAGACCCAATAAGGAGCATCTATCTTGTAGAGACATTGGAAGACAGAAACAATATCCCAGTAACTGCAAGGTATGAGGGTATGCTTGTTTATGTCAAAGAGGATAGAGGAAACTATCAGCTTCAATGATGAATAGAGAATGATGACCGATGAGTGTTGGTATGATGAGGTGTGGCTGGGAAAGGTATTTATAAGATTGAGCTTATAGATACTGTTGGATTAGAAAAAATATATAGAATTTCATTTACTGATAACACTCATTTTGATTATGTGGTGACTGATTGAAATGATGGAGAGAGTGCATCTGATATTCTTATGCAATATTCTGCTGACAATACTATTTGGAATGATGTGTTCACTGCTTGAGATAAGTATATAAGGTTCTCCACAGATTGAGGAGACACTTATTGAGAGTGATTTAAGTTCATAGGAGAGGATGGAACACCTTGACAGGACTGAGACCCTGGGCAGGATGGGGTATCGATTGTTGATGTTTATGTGGATTGAAGTGATTTAGTGTTTAAGTATTCTGATGATTCTACCACCCAAATAGATAACTTTAGGTCTGTATTTAACATCCCTACAGATGTTTCTGACTTAACAGATACAACAGGGCTAATCTCTTGAAAGGAGGATAGTGCTAATAAGGTTACTGATTTATCAAGTAACGATAATGTTCACTTCCCTACCACAAAGGCTGTTAATACAGAGCTGGATAAGAAGGTGGATAAAGATTGAACAAAAGTTCTTTCTGATGAGAATTTTACAACCGATATGAAAGACAAGCTTGCTTGATTGGAAGGTTCTCATTATAGAGGACTATTTACTTCGTTATTAGATTTAACTAACACAATAACAGACGCTATCCCTGGAGACTATGCTGATGTAGATGAGGGGGTAGGTAAAGATGTTATGAGATATATTTGGGATGACAGTGATGACAGGCGGGTAGAACAGTGAGGTAGTGTTGGTATAACCTGAGCTGAGGTAAAGACCTTATATGAATCTAATCTTGATACTAATGCATTTACTGATGATGAGAAGTCTAAGCTATCACAGATAGAGGCTAAAGCTCAAAAGAATGTACAAGCTAACTGGAATGAGACCGATAGTGGAAATGATGGGTTTATACTCAACAAACCTAGTCTGGATATTAAAGACTTGCCAGACTCCACTAACCTCAAGACTACTTGGAACAACAAACAGAATGCTTTAGGATTTACTCCAGAGAATGTAGATAACAAGTCTGGAGATATAGAGCCCAACAAGACCTCTACTACCAAATACCCTACAATCAAGGGGATATATGATTGGGTGGTGAGTAAGCTAACAGGGAAACAGGATACTTTAACAGCTGGAACTAATGTAAGTATCTCAGGGACTACCATTTCTGCTACTGATACTAAATATACCGCATGAACCAATGTAAGCATAGATAGTGGCAACAAGATAAGTGCTACAGATACCAAGTATAGTGCTAGTGATTTTGATATAGCTAATCTTTCAGATACTGGAGGATTAAGAAGCTCTTGGACAGGCAAACAAGATAAGCTCACTGCAGGAAACAATGTAGATATTACCAATGATACCATTTCTGCTACTGATACTACTTATCAATCCTCAGACTTTGATATCAAAGATTTAACAGATTCAACCAGTCTAAGGAGTTCTTGGACAGGTAAACAGGATAAGCTCACTGCAGGAAACAATGTAGATATTACTAATAATGTAGTCTCTTCAACCAATACAACCTACCAATCCTCAGATTTTGATATAAAGGATTTAGCAGATACTACTAACTTAAAGTCTACTTGGAGTGGCAAACAAGATAGCTTATGATTCACTCCTGAGAACTCTGCTAACAAATGAGTTGCTAGTGGATATGCTAGTCTCGATGCTAATGCTAAGATACCTGCTAATCAGATACCTGCTTTAGCTATCACTGAAACATTTGTAGTAGCTAATGAGAACCAACAGTTAGCTCTAACAGCAGAAGAATGAGATGTGGCTATAAGGACTGATGAGAGTAAAACCTATATCCATAATGGAGGGAATACTAATACTATGTCTGACTGGACAGCTATGCTTGCTCCAGCTAGTGGTGTGACTAGTGTTGCTACAGGTACAGGACTAACAGGATGACCAATTACATCTAATGGAACTATCTCTTTAGACTCTACTACTATAGCATCTTTAGCTAAAGCTGATACAGCTATCCAAGATATTTCTATGAAACAAGATACCTTGGTGAGTGGTACAAACATAAAGACCATTAACGGAACTACTATTTTAGGTAGTGGAAATATTGTTGTTTGATGAGACCCTGATGCAGTGACTAGTAAGCTAACAGGAGAACCTACAGGAGCAAAAACAATAGGGAATATGGTAGCTATCGCTCAGGAAGATTTCGATACGGCAAAAACAGCGTCTACATTGGTAGCAACAACCTTTTACCTCGTTCACGAAGACTAATAATGAGTATCTATTTCTGAGACAAACCAATAAAGCAGATGTGGTATGGAAATAAGCAGGTGCGACCTGAACCAGAGTCTCCTGACATAGTATTGAAAGTAGTGACTTCTTGGGCAAGTCAAACTATTGGTATCAATAAGTATTTTAATGTATCTGGCTACACAATAGACCGATGAGATGGTACAAGTACTACAGCCGCTGGAGAGTCTTCTACTGGACTACATAGTAAAACCTATGCTAGTGCTTGAACATATTATATCACTCTAGCTAATCCTTGAAGTAGATGGACTTTTACTAATCCATCATATGGATTAGTACCCTCATCTTGATTTACAGGAGATAGTGTATGAGTAGAATATATGCCTAGTTTGGAAGATTGGTTTGGTGATAGTGCTAGTAATCCTTGAGATAATTTCTTTCGTTCTTTCAATAGCTCTTGAGCATTAACATCATTACCAGCTTGAAGTTTTGATACGAGTAATATAACAAGTGTTTGAGATTCTTTCTTTGTTTCTTTCAATAACTCTTGAGCATTAACATCATTACCAGCTTGAAGTTTTGATACAAGCAATATAACAAGAGCTTGACATTATTTCTTTTATAATTTCAATGACTCTTGAGCATTAACATCATTACCTTCTTGAAGTTTTGATACAAGCAATATAACAAGAGCTTGACATTATTTCTTTATTGCTTTCAATGACTCTTGAGCATTAACATCATTACCTTCTTGAAGTTTTGATACAAGCAATATAACAACTGCTTGATATTATTCCTTTTCTAATTTCAATAACTCTTGAAGCATCCCTAAAGTATCAGCTTGAACTGGAGTATCTATAAAGAATGTCTCGCCAAATAATGTAAGCTTTCATTATGCTCCCTCAAATTTGTCTGATAGCATCTCAGCTTGAAACACCTTTGACTGATATGCCAAATCTTAATTTTATTCTTAATTATAGTATAATGTGAATAGTACAATGATTGATGATGTCGTATGGTGGGAAGAAAATAATTTATTTATAATCATAAACAAAATGTGCAAAGACCACGAAGAAATACTAAAAAAAATCCACTCCATAGAAAAGGAGGACATTTTACAAACAGCTAATCTTAAAGAGATGCAGAAACAACTTAACAAGGTAGAAAAGAATACTGAATCTATCACCAATAAACTAGATACCTTTATAGAGAAAGCTGACAATAAATATGCTAATAAATCTGATGTAGAAAAGCTCAATAAGATAGTATGGAGTGTGATTGCTTTTGTGTTTGCCGCTTTGGGTTCTTGATTGATAGCATTATTGCTGAAATAGTTTTATAAATAACTAAATACAAAATGAGAAAAGCTTTACACGAGATGTGGCAAGACAAAGCAGTAAGGAAACTTGCTTGGAGTATTGTTGTAGTGATTTTGACATTTTTAGTTCAGTACTTGACTAATATGCCTTGGGAGATAGCACCATTGCTTGTGCTTATAATCAGAGAAATCACAAAGCATATTAATATGAAGTATTTAGATGACTTAGGAGTAGATAAAGAATAGTGTTTTTGTGGCACTATTTTTTTATATTATTTTTTTCTAATAATGGCTAAATTAAGTAAAAGTGTGATTGATAAAATAAACAGTTATGATAAAAGTGTAAAGAACACAGAGATAGCAGAAGAGCTATGAATAAACAGGAATACAGTAGCTAAATATAGGAATAAAGTATCTAATGAAATTGTTGATGCTTTAACTAAAGATGAGAGAAAAAAACTGGATTTGATAGAGAGATACACACCTAAACAGCTACAAGAACTGTTGTATAATTTACAGCTTGATACAAAACAGAGTATAGAGGAGGTTATAGGAGAGCCAGGATATATTAAACTTGCTTTATTGTCTGATACACATTATTGAAACAAACACTGTGCAAGAGATGAGATAGGTGAGTTTATGGATATAGCTAAAGATAGGTGAGTGGAGGCATTTATCCATAGTTGAGACTTGGTTGAAGGGGAGTGAGTATTTAAATGACAAGTCTATGAATTAGATAAAATAGGGTTTGATGAGCAAGTCAAAGATGTAGTAGAAAACTATCCTGATACATGAATACCTACATATCTAACTCAAGGAAATCATGATGAAAGTTTTCTGAAAAAAACTGGTGGTGATATAGGAAAAGCTATATCATTGATAAGAAAAGATATAATCAATTTGTGATTCTATGATGCAAGAGTAAAACTTAACTGAATAGATATCAATTCACATCATGGGGGGTGAAGCATGAGTTATGCAAAAAGTTATAAAATACAGAAGCTACTTGAGAACATAGACCCTAAAAACCAACCCAATCTATTTGTGAGCTGACATTGGCATACTGCATTATATATGTTCTACAGAAAAATACATAGCTTCTTGCCTTGAGCATTCTTAAAAGAGAACTTACTTGCAAAAAGATTTAATTTAGATAATACTATATGAGGTTGGATTGTTGAGATTGAATTAGATGAGAAGGGTTGAAGCAAAATTAATATGGAATTTATAAAATTATAGAAAAATTATGAGACAATTAGAAGCATTTAAGATAAACTGACCTTTATGAGCAGCATATATAGTAGAAAATGAGAACTGAACTAATATCTATTGGGATAAAGATAAATTATTAGAAGATTATTCTATTAGGCTTTTGGATATACTTGATAAAGAATGAGAATATAAAAGCCCTAAAGCTGACGAGAATCAGCTAGAGCTTTTCAGCACATTAAACTTTTAGTGTAGCTATGTGCTACTACACTTTACTTAAACTATGAATAGACTTATGTGGACTATTATTAGTAAAAGGAGATACAAAAAAGAGTATAAAAAGCTCATAAAAATGTTGTTATTATTGATGTGAAGTATGATGTTGTTTTGAGTAGTTTTATCGTTTATATTAAGATAATGGAGAAATTGGTAGTATATCAGACCTATAACGAGGTAGATTGTTGTCTTGCTTCTGAACGAGAGAGACATAAATATGAGAACGAGATTGTGCCTGTTAGGGAAAAGCATATAGAGGTTACTAAGCAATGATTAATTCAACTGTTTAAAATTAAACATATTAATAATACTCTGTATAAAGAAATATTGATAGAGGAGTTAAGTAACGATATATTTACCGTATTATATAATAACTAAAATGGAAAACAAAATTAAAGAACTTGAAATAAAATTAGAGAAACTCAAAAAACTTTGAATGTATCCTGAAAAGGTTGCAGAAGTTTTGAGAGAGTTAGATTTATATTATAAGTTATATAAAAATGTATGAGACAATAAATGATGCAAAGTTTCTCCAACCTTGGGAGTTTGATAGGAGAGACTATCTTGCTGGTAATGTGTTGAAAGGGTTAGAGAACCTAAAACCACCTAAAGCTTTTAAGTGGGATATATTATCAACCTATGACCAATGAAAACTTGGTTCATGTACAGCTATGGCAACTACACACTCTATGAAGGTTCAGAATGAGTTTGAACATAAAGAATGAGTAGAGCTATCATGGAAAGACCTATGGCAAAAGATGGGACACTCTCTTACTCACTATGATGGTTGAGACCAGATAGAAAAAGCTGTGAAGACAGCTTTAAAAGAAGGAATCTCTTGAACATTGAATTGAGCTGACTTTGAGTGGAAAGCTGAAGCATATGCTTATTGAACTTGGGTAGATTGGAGAAAGCATTTACTAATATCTCCTTTGATATGTGTTATCAGAGCAAACAACACAACTCGAATAGAGATGCTTCAATGAGAGATAAAAACTGTGTTAAAACAAGCAGATATTAACTGATGACATGCTATCTTGTTGGCTGGATATGATGAAGAGTATATGTACTTCTATAACTCATGGTGAGATAGTACTATAAAGGAGGATTGACCATCAAGCTTCAAGGTAAAAATAAGTGTGTTTGAGGAGATGAGAAAACATATGTTCACCTGGAGATATTTTTTATTGATAGATAAGATTGATTTGATAGACTATAGTAGAGAAATAGAGTTATCAAGACAAATTATATCAGGGATAAGACAACTTAGACCACTCAACACATTAGAGGCTTTAGAGTTGTTCTTGTTAAAGAAATATAACTTTGAATACCAAGAGCCTAAGTCTGATGAAGTAGAGTTAGCTAAAGAGATAATCAGGAACTCAAAAGCTTTGTATGAGGTGGCTGATGATGAAGTGAAGCAATACTTCCAAGAGATACAGGTGACTAAATTCTTTGAGAATAAATACAAATTTGTTTTTGGTAGTGATAAAGATTCATATGAAACAATAGCAAGACAGGTGATAAAAGCTGCAAAGAAACTATATGAGATAGGTGATGACGAAATGAAGAAAGCTTTCCAAAACATAGAAGTAACAAAGACACTTGAGAGAGAATATGGGTTCAAATACTAGGTGTCTATTGAACGAAAAAGATTTTAATGAATACAAAAAAGTTAGGGTGGTATATACCCTAGCTTTTTTAAATAATTCGCTTTATTTGTATCTACAATATTATATTATAGTATTTTTCTTGTAGAATTTTTCTTATATTCAATTATTTCTTTGAGTTTGTTTTCTTTCCTTAAACATAAATCTCTAAATTGTTTGACCTCTCATCAGTTTTTCTTGGGAGTGTTGCTAAAATCTAGCTCCTCTATCTCTATCATAAGACATCAAAGCTCCCATAACATAAAATCTAGTTCGTTCATTTTATTTCGTTTATACAATCTAAATATATATTAATAGCTTTTTCAATATCATCTCAACAACATAAACAACTAGGCTAATCTTTTTTATATCTTATAACACATCATAAATCAATTCTTCTTTTTTCTTCGTAGTATTTTTTATTATATTCTTTTATTTTTTCTTTATTTTTACATCTTCGTTTTGATTGAAATTTACGTCTTGTTCTGTTTAGTGATATTAAGTCTATAATAAAATCATCAACAATTCAATCATAATTACTATCTTTTAATTTTGTTCGTTTTTCTATAAGCTCAACTATTTTCATAAATAAGGGGTAATAATTTAAAAGGCTAGTCTAGTTTATATTTTAATTTCAATCAAAAGTGTTTTCTATAATAATCCTCACTTTCTTCTCGTCATTCCTTTTGTCAAATATATGATATTACTTCATCTATTGTTTTTAATTTATCCTCTGTCAGTTCTTCTCCTCTAGCTCTCCATCATTCCTTATATCATAATTGCTTTCATCTCTCAAATCATTGCTCGTAGGTTGGTTGTCCTTGGAGTGGTTTTAAGTGCTTTTTTAATATTCTATCAAGAACATTTTCAAATCATAGCTCCCTACATTCTAAAAATTTACTTTCAAAATCTCTTAATATTCTAATTCTAACTATATCTATATCTATCTTTTCTTTAGTTGTCATCTTCTATAAATTACTTAAATAAAATTATAACATAGTATTTATTCGTTCTTTTATGGTATAGTTATCATATAGAGTTGTGTTCCTAAGTAATTTATGCCAATTATCTCAATCTGGACACTCTATTGATTTATCTTTTCTATCTCTAGCATATATAGCAACGCAATAAATTAAATCTTCTGGTGCATTATCTGTAATAACTTTAGAAACTTTCTCAAAGTTTTTTACAAAATCTTCTGCTCTACTCATTTTACTTTATATAAATATATAAAAGGTTTAATTTGGGAGATGTATCGTTTTCCTGATGTCAGCAATATGATAATAGACCAGTATTTAACATATATCTATTATATGTTATATTTTGTAATATTTTTTAACATATTGTTTTACTAAAAGGTTTAATTTGGGAGAGAAAGGTTATTATCCTTTATGAACGGGGACTACCCATTCCACTCTCCCATAATGACTAGCAGCTTTCTGACAAGCAGTCACTTACTAGCCAAGAATACACTATTTGGAGAGACAAGGATTTGAACCTTGTAATTTACCATAACCTCGCTAAGGCTGGGAATTGAACCCCTGATACTGCTTAGTATCGCACGTCTTACCTTTCCGTCACTCTCCATAGTAGCTAGATGGTTAGTCTAGCTTTTTGTTGTTAAAGTCTTTCTTTTATTTTGGTTAATCTATCTCATACAATATTCATAATATCTCTAATCTCATAAAGATTAGCTTCTAATGAAATAATCTTTTCTTCTGCTAATTTTCATTCATTATCGCCAAGTCAGAATAATTTTTCATTAATTTCTCTTTCAAGAGTTTTTAATCAATACATTCAAGATACAATCTCATTTGCTATTCAAATAAGTTTCTCTTGTTGTGGTGTAGTAGGTAAGTCTGTTTTCATAATATTTTAATAAGGATTTAAAAGTTTATTTATTCAAGACATTACTTCTTGATGTTGTATATTATCACAATTTATTTTGTCTGGTATTTCTGATGGGTATATTACATAAAATATGGTAGCAAAAATCATTCACAGAACAAAAAACAATCATCGGTCTCTATTGTGTTTTGTAAAGAATTTCATTCGTTTCATTTCTTGTAATAAAGGATTTAAAAGGCTCGTAGGTTTAAACGACTATGCTAATTACAATATTTATTTTTATCTTCTAGTGTCTTAACATATAGTGCTGAATTTTTAAACGATAATTCTAATACTCAATCTATATATTTACATAACATATAATCTTTACTATTAAGATAATTATATAATCATATAGATACTTCGCCATAAACATACTTATTTCAATTTACTGTGATTACTGCTCATCATACCTTTGGCTCTCAATGTGGTTGTCATTTATCTCATAAATTATATAGAGTTCATACAATTCAAGGTTGCTTAGATATATCATATCATTCATTACCCCATCTATATAGAATATTCTTGATGGTATAAACTGCTATCATAGCATTTATTTTATCGTTGTTTATTAATACATCTTCTGTGATTATAATATTTTTTAATTCATCACCATATCAATTTTTAATAGCATCTTTTTTTGTTTGAAATGCTGTGTTTAATTTTAATCAAGCTAATCAAACAGAATAATTACTACTTCTAAATAATGTTGGTGTAGAATATTGTATTATACTTTTTAAATCTCATCTAATACCTTTACAACTAATCCTTATTTGTTCTCATAATATAGACGATAATACTAAATCTGTTTCTAATCATAACTTATCAGAAGTTTCCAATATGGTGTCATAAAATATACCTCTATTTTCCATACCATTTAATATAAATTGCACACATTCAGCATTTATAAATTCACTATCTAATTGATAATCTTCTGCAACTTCTTTTATAATTGATTCAGAATTAGTAATTCAAACATCAACCATTCTATTAATTATATATGTCCCTACCAACCAAACTGTGATAAAGAAACCAAATCATAATAATATTTTTTTCATCATATTTATTAAATATTAAAAGGCTCGTAGGTTTAACCGACTAGGCTATTCCCAATAAAACTGGTCTTTGTATCTATTTCTTACATTATACCCATAGAATTTAGTTCATCATTTATATTTTCTCCAACATACATCTACTTGATACTCCCAACTCTCCCAAAACTCTTTTGTGTTTACTTCAGGATGTCGCCTTTTCATCATCTGACATAATCAATAACTTTCCTCTCTTTTTCAGTTAGTCACTACATTACTTTGTTGATACATATTGAAGCCTCAATTTTCTGCCTTTAATGTTAGTATGAAATCCATATCTCCACCACTAATTTTATAAGCATAGTTTATAATCTTTGTTGCATCTGTATCATAATCAAATCCTTTTACTCTTAATACAGGTTCAGTTCATCTTTGATTGACTTCTTTAATCACTCAATCTCCTCAACTAACAACTGGTCACTTGCTAGGTATCAACTCAACTCAGCTTCCAATTCTGCTATCCAAGACTGTAATTGGTATCTCTCTCAACGCTTGTTCTCTAATTGTTGCAATGGGGTAAGTATCGTAGGTTCTTTGTTCTCCCTTAGCATATACATTCAGCCAAAGAATAGAGCCAACGAAAAAACCAATCATAAAATAGAGTAAAAAGTTCTGTTTTTTAAGATTTTCATTCATTTGTTTTTAAAGTAATTAAATACTCTAGTAGAGTAAGGCTATAAAGTCGCCCATCCTTTTGGTAATATAATATTTGTAGGTAAATCACTCGGTAATAACTCTATAATCTCTTGGTCTGTATATCAAGCAATTCAACATCAAATCCTAGTTAAGTAAAACACTTTGTATTTATTCTCTCTAGCAAATTCTATAAATCTTTCTAACTGTTCTTGTATAATTTCCTTTCAATCCATTGTGTTTATTCAGTATGATTGTCATTGTATTCATTCTGATTGTCAAAATATTGCTCAAAACTTATCAACTGCTATCTTAGCTAATCATCACAAATGATGTCATAAACCATTGCTTCAAAATACTATTATTTCATTCTCTTTTAAACTCTCTATATTATCAGGTGTAAACATCTTTAGTTTCATAAAGTAAAATTATCGTTCCTCTTTTGGTAGTTCTCTTAATACTTTTAATTGTGATGTTCTTACTTTTCAGTCACAGTCTTTACTAACTACTATATCTTTAATAGGAACTTCACATTCTAATATAGCCATATCTTCCCAAACTCTACCAAAATCTATCGCTCGTTTTAGATGTGATATATGTATTCAATAACTACAACTATCGGTCTTATTATTATCACATTTTTCTTTTATAATTTTTCATATCTCATATTCAAAACTTTTATCATAATTTGATATATATTCTCAATCAATTTTATGGACTGCTTTATATAATATGGCTTTAGTTTTTTTTATATCTACTGGATATAGTTTTTTATACATCTCAAATGTTGGTGTGTTTTCTATAGTGTCTTTTATTTGTATAAAGTTTACATCTTTTCATAACTCCATATCTATTTTTAAAGTTCCTATTTGTCTTATTAAATTCATACCTTTTGCTATAATTTTTTTTGCTGACTTTAATAATATAATAGAAGCCAATCAAGTCATAAGTAATATACTAGCAGAGCCAGACATATACTTAATACTAGCAGAGTCATACATAGACTTAATACTAGCAGAGCCAGACATAGACTTAATACTAGCAGAGCCATACATAGACTGAATACTAGCAGAGTCATACATATACTGAATACTAGCAGAGCCATACATAGACTGAATACTAGCAGAGTCATACATAGACTGAATACTAGCAGAGCCATACATAGACTGAATACTAGCAGAGTCATACATAGACTGAATACTAGCAGAGCCAGACATAGACTGAATACTAGCAGAGCCAGACATAGACTGAATACTAGCAGAGCCATACATAGACTGAATACTAGCAGAGCCATACATAGACTGAATACTAGCAGAGCCATACATATACTGAATACTAGCAGAGTCAGACATATACTTAATACTTCAATATAATACTACATCGGCATTATTAAATTTTGTATTAAATTTTTCTATATCTCAACGTATTTCTATTCTTCACTTAAAATCTAGTTTAATTTTATCTAAATCTTTTTGTGTGTTTACAATAATAGTTTTTTCTAACATTTTGTTTTAAGGTAAGTAAATAAGGTAGTAAGATACCCAGCTTATTTTAAGATAATTTAGTGAACTACCCACCCTCTAAAGAAGGCTGGGCTTCCTGCTTCATAGATACTCTAGTGAGCCAATCTCCACAGGCGTTTTGTTTATAGTGTTCGGACAATACCTGCCCTACACTTTCCTACTGATTGCATAGTTCTAAAACTTAGTCAGTAGCCATTGCTAAGATATTGATTGCCGCATTAACATCTCTATCTATTCTTTATTAAATAAATCAGACTTCAAGAGAATTTAACTCCCTCTGTCTATAGTAGCTACCTGTCCAGATAGCTATTACGGGCTGTATTTTATATTATTATTTGTTTATTATATCGTATAAATCAAATCAACAATCTACAAATCATGGAAATCTTCTATGAATCTCAACTTAACTCCCATAGACTCTGTACAAACATTCAACATACAAATTCATTGGTCTAGGTAATCACCCTCACAAGAATCAATTTGGGTATTTACAGCCATATCTT